TATATAACTTCACTTCTTCTTTTTTAATATCTTTACTTTTGTTCTTCAATTATGAATTATAAGATACATATTTCAGTTTTCAAACTTATAATTTTTATTTATATAAATAGTTGTTCAAGTTTTAATTGCTGAGTTTTTTCAAACTACCCTTGTAACAAAAGTACATTGTATATCTGTTTCTATATATTCTCTAGGATATTCTTGATTATCTCTTGATAAAGAAGTAAATCAATAAAAAGGTACTTTAATTTTTTCTAATCACTTTATATAATTAAAGTCTTCGTCTATACATCATAGTTTAATTAGTTTATTTAATCTATCATATAATTTTTGAGGATGATTAATATCTAGTATTTTTTGTATATCTTTTATTTTAAAGTCCCTTATTTTATTATCTTTAATAAAATCTAGTAGATTATTTAATTTTGTATCTTTGTACATATTAATCTTTTATAAAATCTAAAACTTCTCAAGCTATCAGTCATTCCATTAATTCACAAGTAGTAGTAGTTATTATTATTTGTGTATGTGGATGATGATTATCATTTAACCATTTAATTAATGGTTTACATAATTCAGTAAATTCTTTATGTTTTTTATCTAGTTCTTTTATATTATTTTCCATTTTTTGGTTTATTAAATTAATAAAATCATCGTAATCATCTCCCATATTACTATGAGTTATTACTCAGTCTTCAATTTCAAATCAAGATTCTTTTCAGAAATCATTTATATATGTTCATTGTATTTTTGACATAAATTATAAGTTAAATATTAAAGTAGTATAATTGTATTAGTTATTTATTCATTAATTTTAAATTCTACAAATAAATTATCATCACTTCATTTTACTATTAGCTTTTGTAATGTTGGTAACATTGCTTTCGTTACTTTTAGCATATATATATCATCTGTAAGTGAATCAAATTCTATTACTATCTTTTTCATACTCTTAAATTAATATATAAAGTTAGTTACTAAACCATTTCTTTTATTCATATTTCTTTTTATTAAACTCATTATATAAACTTTTTAATGCTTTGTATGGTGTTTTTCAAACTACATATACATCTCTACCATTATCACTAACTGAATAGCAAAAATCATATGTTTCATATCAAGCATACCATAATCAATCTATACTACAATAAGAAATAGTTAAATCTCATCAATTATATGTTTTTGATAATTTTTTAATAAATCTTTTCATATCTTATTTAGTTAATAATTAATAACAGTTATATTATATCACTTTGTCTTTTATATTTTCTATTTCTTCTTGTAGTTCAAATATTTTAGCACTAAGAAATTTAATTCTAATTAAATCAATAAATCAATCTGTGTTTCAATTTTCATTAAGTTCATTAGGTGTTATATTAAGTAATTCACATAGTTTATATAATTCATTATTATGTATTTTTCTAATTCACATTTCTATATGAGCAATATTACATCTTTTTAGTCATAGTAGTTTTCAAAAATCAGTTTGACTTAATCAAGTTGCTTTTCTTATATTTTTAAATGTTTCTAAATTCATATATATTTAATTAAAAACTAAATTACTATAATTATATCACTTTGTTTAATTTATTGCAAATATTCACTATAATTTATTTAATTTTACTTCTTATAAACAAATTCCCATTTATATCATCAGGCAGTTTTTCTAAGTCCATTACAACACATTGATATATTTCATTGATGTATTAATACTATATTCATAACTTCTTTTGCACTATTCCAAGTTTTAATAAATTTCCCTTGTTTGTCATACTGATTTACTTTTTTATCATTTAAATCACATCTTCCTAATTTTGAAGCTCTTATGTGTCTTCATTTTTTAACACAATCTTGAATATTTTGTTTTTGTGTTCATAAAAACAAGTTATCTACATTATTATTACTTGGATTATCATCTTTATGACAGACACACATTTTAGGGTTATTTATATCTAATCATAAAAATTCTTGTGCTACTAATCTGTGAATATATAATTTTTTTCATCTTTTTGATTTATAAAATAATTCTACAACACAATATCATAATCTTGTTATACAATTTTTCATTTCTTTTGTTTTTCAAGTCCTATTAAAATTTAAATTTTTTACATTTCATAAATTACTAATTTGATAATTTTTATATCAATGTATATCTTTCCAAATTTCCATAATTAAATAAATTAAAAACTCTTACTTGCAGGCTGTCTCGCTAAAGGAAACCTGCAAATAAGAGTCTATAATTGCGAGACATTTAATTCCTTTAGCTATATAAATTATAGTCAGATTATGTTAAAAATCAAATTATATTTTCTTTCTAATGTAGGAATAAATCTCAAACTCAATAGCTCTTTCATTATTCTTAAGATATTTAGGAAGTTTAGAAATTGCCCACATTCTTAATTTAGTCTTATCTTCTTCATTTAAGTTATTGTATTTATCGTGTGAGAGTTCTTTATTATTTTCCATAATTATTTAAAAGTAATTCTTATTAAATATTGGTTTAATCAGTTACTAGATTTTTTATCCAATTTATTCATTGCATTAACAAAAATATAATCTTCAAATGGTTTATTTATGAATATATCTCTCATATCTTTAATAGATGCTTTTGTATTTAACTCAATTGATAGTATATCATTTTCCATTGAGTGTATCTCATAAGATATATATTCTTCTACTTTTTTTAGGTCTTTTTCAAATCTTTTTCAAAGTTCTATTAATTTAATTATATCCATATCTTTTTATTATTAAATACTAGTATCTTCATACACAAAATGCAGGTACTTCTCAAATAGGAGTAAACATAAATTTATAACAATATCATACTTTAAAGTATAAAAACACCATAACAATTATAAACAACAATACTAAATACCAATTTTCTTTTAATTCTTCTATCATAACTCTTTATTAATAAGTAAAGTAATATAATTATATAGGAAAGTTTGATTTATTGCAAATAATCACTATGTTTTTATAATTTTTTATTAATATTAATTCTTCTATTATTTTATTATATTTTAGTATCTTTTTCATATTCTATAAATTAATTAATAATTTTAGCTCAAAAATATTTAATATCTCTTATTTGATGACTTATTAATCTAGTTTTATCTACTCTTTGAAATCAATTAATAAAGACTTCTTTCTCGTATAATCTTTTATATATTTCATTTTCCTTCATACTCTTAAATTAATATATAAAGTTAGTTACTAATTATAAATCGTAAATATTCTCTAGCCGTTCATCAAGCATTTTTTTATTTGATTTAATATAACTAAAATCACTTTCAAATATAAAATTATACATTTCTTCTTTTAATTTTTCAAATTTTTCTCTTTTCTCCATATCTTATTTAGTTAATAATTAATAACAGTTATATTATACACCTTTGTTTAATTTATTGCAAATATTCAATTATATTTTCTTTCTAATGTAGGAGTAAATCTCAAACTCAATAGCTCTTTCATTATTCTTAAGATATTTTATTTATTTAAAAATTCTTGTATCCATTCTTTTTGAATTTCAGTTGTATTTTCAAATTTGTAATTCATAGAAGTTAACCAATCATAAAATTTTCAATATGGTGTTTTAAATAAATCATAACAATTACATTCTTCATTTGGATAATGTCTGATTCAATACATACAAATATATTTCCGTTCTCCATATCAACTAATTTTTTGTCTAAATTCTTTTATACTTGTCCGTTTTCAACTAAATAAACATCTTTTCGTATCTATATCAAATATTTCTACTAAAGGCATTTTATCATTTATCATACTTGTTAATGCTTCTTTTTGTCATTCTGTAATAGGTATTTCTCTATCATCATTTAATATTACATTCCAATCTCTTATATTATGTGTTATATCTGTCATATAAATAAATTAATAAATAAACTAACATCTTCATATTTGGGGTTTTTTAGTTTCTATTTGTGTTTTTATTCAAGCAACTATTCAAGCTATATTATAATAAAACTTTTCAGCAGATTTAAAATATTGTTTTTGGTACTCATTGCTTAAATCATATATTTTGGTTATAAACTCTCAATAATTTCAATTAAATCATTTTATATCATCTAATTTTCATTTTATAAGTTTTCAATATTGTCTTTGTTTTTTTATTGTATCATCAATTATTCACATATTACAAGTTTTTAAACTTTCTATTATTATATTTATCTCTTCATTTCAAAAACTTGTTTTTGTTATTTCGGTAGAAATAATTACTTCTTTTATTTCTTCTATATTTATCTTATCTTTACTTAACTTATCTATACTTATCTTATCTTGGTTATTGTTTTCATTAACCATAGGTTTTATTATTTCATTAACCATAGGTTTTCTTTTAGTTCATTTTGGTCTTCATCAAGCCATTCAACCATTAACTTTATTTTCTATATTATCAACATCAACACTCATAAGATTAAAATAAACCTTGTTTATTCATAATAAATCATCTCAATTATTTGTAAAAATTGATTTAATTAATTTTCAAGCATCATCATCATTCATAGTTTCAAATAATTCAGCATACTTATTTGGTATTCTTATTATTTGTCATTTTGTTTTAACCATAGGTTATTAAAATTAAACAATAAAAAGCCCCTAGCTTAAAGTTGAGAGGCTAGGAGCAATTTATTTTATATGTCTTTTTATTTCTAGTAAGCACCCACCAAGCTCTCAACTTCCTAATGGCAACCTACTAGAACATACTAAAAATTTTAAAAGAACATATAAACTAGACATTGCTAGTACTGTAATTATATATTATATCTTTTAAAAATCAAGTTTATTTTTTATTTACTTGAAATTATTAAGGAAGTGGGTAGAATAGAAGTACTTATTTTTTAATTATAAAGTTATGTACTCAGAAGAAGTAACTGAAATTATGTATAAAATATTTCCTTTATTGGATGAATTATCAGAACATATTAAAGAATGAACTTTTTGATTAGCTAATTGAGAATTTAAAGTTAAATTTAATAAAAAATATTCAGAATTATAATAATATGTTTTCAATATTAGAAAGAGAAAATAAAGATGATATAAAATTATTTTCAAAAGTAAATCGGATAAACCAATATTGAATAAAATATAAAGGTATAATAATTTGGAAATATAAAAATAGTTATTTGATTTTTTTAAGATAATAAATATAATAAATACACAGGCTTTGACTAGAAAAAACACCAATATCAAAATGTTGGTGTTTTTTTGTTGATTATTTGCATTATTTTTAAGTTTGTGGTAAAATATATATGCTTCGAAAGAAGATTGCCGAAACGACCTCTTATAACCCCCTCTGAGATAATATCAAGATGAGGGATTGGTTGTAGGATTATTAATTAATAAATAAAGTATGAAAGTTAATGATTATATTACGGTTTTACCTTCTTATTTTCAATGAAAATGATGATTAAAAAGTTATTTGTATATAGTAAAGTATAGTAGTAATGAATATAAAATATCTTATTGATGAGTTTATTCAACTGATTGAAAATCATTATTAGAATGATTAAGATTAATGTATGAATATCTAATTGATAATGGTTTGTTAATATGAAAAAATGCTAAAATATAATTTGTCAATACATTTTATTCAATTAATTTAATAAAAACTTGCAATTAATTTAAATAAGAGTATACTATATCCATCTTAATTAATTAAAACTTAACTCAAACTTAAAACTTGATTAATAAGATATAGAGAAAAAATAAAACTATAAAGCTTACCAAAGATAATAGCAATAAAATAATCTCACAATAAATAGGTTAGTAGAATTTAAACTTAATATATGAAAGAATTAATAGAATTAAAAAAAGAACTTCCGTATAAGTGGAAAATACAAACTAAACCAAAAACAGATAAGAAATGAGTTTGTGTTGCATATATAGATAGTAGAGATGTACAAGACTTATTAGATGAAGTTTGTTGAGCTGATAAATGGCAAAATGAATTTTATGAAGTTAAAGGAAAAGTATTTTGTAAGATTTGAATTAAAGTTTGAGATGATTGGGTTTGGAAGTCTGACTCTTGAGCTTTAGAAGAAAGTGAACATATAGACACAGAAACTACTAGTAAATGAGAAACTAGTGATGCTTTTAAAAGAGCTTGAGTTCAATGGGGTATTGGTAGATTTCTTTATACAAAAGAGATGTATTGGATAACAGAAGAGGAATATAATGCAAATAAATTTAAATTAACTGCTTATATAAATTCTAGAGATAATACAAAATCAAACACTCCTAAAACAGATGATAAACCTAAGAAATGGTTAAATTATGAAAGTTTCAAAGAAATAGTAGATGCTTGAAATACTGATAAAGTATCTATTTGGAAAGTTATTACAGAAGACTGATTTAGTTTAAGTAATAATGCAAAAATAGCTATAACTAATTATTTGGAAACTTGAATTATAGCAAAAGATTTATTTTTTCCACCTAAATAATATGGATAATTACGATAACACACAGAAAGATAGATATAATGAAGAGATAATTAATGAAAGTTTTGAGAATTATTTAGAGGAATTTAATAATATAATTTATGATAGGGAATAAACAAGATTTAGAAAATTACTTAGTTTTTCAAGATAATGATAAACAATTCTTTCGGGATGAATTACCTTTATCTAAAGAAAAGAGAAGTATTGCTCAGAATTCTACTTTTTATAGATGTTTTGATTTAATAAGTAAGAAAATGTGAGTTAGCAAAGAAACTATTAAACAAAATATATTAAAAGCCTTGTTTTGAGTAGAGATATCTAAGTTTGGTGGTGTTATATACGAAAATGCAATTAAACCTCATACAAGCGAATTAAATAAGGAAGAGGCTATATTATTAATTGAATCATCTATTGAATTTGCTAAGAAGTTATGAATGGGTGAAATTGTAACAAGTAGAGAAGTACAAAGTTTATTTTATAATAACTAACTAATGACTAAAAAAGATAAAGTCCTTAATTTACTTTTAAAAAATGTTAATCAAGAAGTATCTGCTTGGGATATAGCTATGAAATGTAGAACTTTACATCATACAGAATTAATTAGACTATTAAGAGAAAAATATACAATAGAAAACAGAACTAAAAATGTTTGCAAAGATTGAGAAAGAATAACATATAGTTGGTATAAATTAGTAATTAAAGATGCTAAACCATTGAATTTTTTACAAAGATTATTTAGATAATATATATAACTATGAAAATAACATTTAGAGCTTGGAGTATAAAAAATAATAAAATGGTAGAATGACATTTTATAACAGATTGATATAATTGGGCTATTCATAAAACTAGAATTAGAAAATGAGAAAAAACAATTTTAGCTGCTTGATGAAGAAATGATATACTTATGCAAAATACTTGATTAAAAGATAGTAATTGAAAAGAAATATTTGAATCTGATGTAGTTTATTTAGCTTGATACTGAGATTATATTTGTGAATTTCCTTTTTTACAATTATATGAATCAAGTTTTGAATGAGATATAGGAGAAATTAAAGGAAACATATATGAAAATGAAAATTTAATTGATAATAAATAGAGATATGTTAAAAACAGATTTAGTGAAAAGAGTTTCTGAATTAGAAACAAAATTAAAAGATAGTAATTGACAAGTATTTGATATTATTTCAACTGCAAATAAATTAATCAAATGAGTAGATAGTAGTATTTATGGTTGATTAAGAAATATGAGAAGTGATGAAATAGATAGTATAAGTGCTTTATTTTTTGAAATATGAAAACTGGTAGAATTTAAGAATAATGTACTTGATGAGAAATGATTTGAAAGAAGTCAAAAAGATAACAATAAAGTTATAGAAATGATGAGAGAAAGACTAAAAGAAAATAATATTATATAATAAATAGAGATATGCAAACAATGAAAGAATACTTAAAATCAAACTGAATAAGATATATTAACTTCTTAGAAAAACTATGAGATGAGAGATGACACTCTTTTTATCAAGCATATAGAAGTAATATTAATAAGAAAAAGGATTTAGACCATTTTAACTCAAAAAAGACTCTTTTAAACTTTCAAGAGTTCTTTAATATGTTTTGATTAGTGGTTAAAGTAGATGATATTAAGGAAATGTTGAAAAATGAACAAGAAAAGTAGTCAAATATTTGATTTAATTTAAACAAAATGTTATAATTTACTTGTAACTTATTTATTAACACATATAAAAAATGACAATAGTAACTGTTTATAAACTTAGTGGTAAAAAATATAAATATGAATACCCTAAAGAATATTTTAGATTAAAAACAATAGAAATGAGACAAAGAGATAAATTAGAAAAAATAAAAAGATTAAGAAATAGTATTTAATAACTAATATGAAAAAATGGATTATCTAGATTTTATAAAAACTAAACATATCGAATTTTTAAACTCTTGAATAGAAGTTGAAAAAGAAGATTTAAACTCAAATATGTTTGATTATCAAAAACAAATAGTAAAAAAAGCACTTGAAAAATGAAAGTATGCTATATTTGCTGATTGTGGACTTTGAAAAACATTAATGCAATTAGAATGGTGCGAACAGATTTATAAAAAAGAATGATGAGAAATACTTATATTAGCACCTCTCGCAGTATCTAAACAAACTAAAAAAGAATGATTAAAGTTTGGTATAAATATAAATATTGCAACTTGTGATGATGATATAATTGAATGAATCAATATTACAAATTATGAGAAATTAGAAAAATTTAGTTTAGATAGATTTAAAGCAGTTGTACTTGATGAAAGTTCTATATTAAAGAGTTTTACTTGAAAAATAGCACAAGCTATTATAGACTGATTTAGTCATACAAAATATAAACTAGCTTGCTCAGCAACACCAAGCCCGAATGATTTTACTGAACTTTGAAACCATTGTGAATTTTTAAATGTGATGAGTAAAAATGAGATGTTATCTATGTTTTTTATAAATGATTGTGCTGATAATTGAGAAGGTTGGAGATTAAAAATGCACTCAGTAAATAAGTTTTGGCAGTTTGTATGAAGTTGGGCAGTTATGCTTAGAAAACCAAGTGATTTATGAGATGATATTTGTTATGATATAAAATGAATAAACTATCATCAACAAATTATAGATCTAAATACAAATTTACAAGAATGACAATTATTTGATGTAGAAGCAAAATGATTAAATGAAGTAAGACAAGCCAGAAAAAATAGTTTAAGTGAAAGAATAAAAAAAACACTTGAAATTATAGCAAAATATCCAGATGAGCAATTTCTTATATGGTGCGATTTTAATGTAGAAAGTGAAGAACTTAAAAAAGCTATAAAATGAAGTTATGAGGTTAAATGAAGTGATAATGCTGAATATAAAGAACAAACAATGCTTGATTTTTCAGATTGAAAAGTTAAATATTTAATTACAAAACCTAGTATAGCTTGATTTGGTATGAACTGGCAAAATTGTAATAAAATGATTTTTTGCTGAATAAGTGATAGTTATGAGAGTTTTTATCAAGCAATTCGTAGATGTTGGAGATATTGACAACAAAAAGAAGTTGATGTATTTATTGTTATATGAGATAAAGAGATAAACTCACTTAATAACATATTAAAAAAACAAAGTAATCACGAGTTGATGTTTGATAAAATGAGCGAAAATGTACTACACTATTTTAATTTTAATTATATAAAAATGAATAATAACAACGATACAATTATAACTAATAATGATTATACTATAATGAATTGAGATAGTTGTCAAAGAATAAAAGAGCTAGAAGATAATAGTATAGATTATAGTATATTTAGCCCTCCATTTTCAGATTTATATACTTACTCAGATAGTGAATATGATATGGGAAATAGTAAAAACGATGATGAATTTTACAAACATTTTAAATTTTTAGTTAAAGATTTATTTAGAGTTTTAAAACCTTGAAGAAATTTAAGTTTTCATTGTATGAACTTACCTACAAGCAAATTTAAATCTTGATTTATAGGAATAAAAGATTTTAGAGGTGATTTGATTAGAATGTTTCAAGATGAGTGATTTATTTATCATAGTGAGGTTTGTATATGGAAAAATCCAGTAGTAGCAATGCAAAGAACCAAAGCACTTTGATTATTACATAAAACAGTAAAATCAAACTCTACAATGGCTAGAATGTGACTACCTGATTATTTAGTAACTATGAGAAAACCTTGAGAATGTGAAGTAAGAGTAACACATACACCAGAAGAGTTTTCAGTTGATGACTGGCAAAAAATAGCAAGTCCAATATGGACTGATATAAATCAAAGTCAAACACTACAATATACAAGTGCTAAAGAAAACAATGATGAGAAACATATATGCCCTTTACAATTAGATGTAATAAGAAGAGGAATATATTTATATACAAATAAATGAGATAGAGTATTAAGTCCTTTTATGTGAATAGGTAGTGAATGATATATAAGTTTACAACTTGATAGAAAGTTTACTTGAATAGAATTAAAAAAGTCTTATTTTGAGTCTGCAAGTAAGAATTTACAGTGAGTTGCAAAAAAGATAAGTTTATTTTAATAAAAACATAGCGATTATTTGCATTATTTTAAATTTTGTGTTATTCTTTACTTACATTGAGTTAATCAATGCTTTACTTTTTAATTTTAACTATATGATAAAAAGAATATGAAGGGATAAATATGTTGTAGATAATAAGTACTATATAAATGGAGAAGATATGGAAGAAATTAATTTAGTTCTTAATAAATAATTATGACAGATTTAGAAAAGTTACTTAACCAAAGAGTAAGAAATCTACAAGAATTGGTAGATAATCAAGAAGAGCAAATTAATATTCTTAAAGAAATGATAGAAGTTTTAAAATCTAATACTTGAATATGAAACAATTTATAATAATGAGTATCTTCGTTGTAGTATTGATAACTATGTGTGTAATTGTTGCTAAGTATATTGAACAATACAAAATTTGCGAAATACTAAAAAGTAAAGACTATAATAGTTATATTGACTATTGCATAAAAGAATAATTTAATTTTTAATTTTAATAAATATGAATGATAAACTTATAGAAAAAATATTAGAGAAATATATACTTTGAAATAGTGAAGTAAAAAATGATAACGAAAATGAAAGTATTTTTATTTGAAAATATGTAATTCTAAGATGTAGAAATGCTGGAGTACATTTTGGTAAATTAGAATATGCTTATAATTGAGTTTATAGACTTTCTGAAAGTAGAAGACTTTATTATTGGAAAAATATAAAAGGTATTACATTAAGTGAAACTGCTTTATATTGATTAGATGATGATAGTAAAGTATGTGCTATAATCCCATTAATTGAAATTACTGAAAGAGAATGAGCTGAAATCATACCTTGTGAACAAATTTCAATTGATTCAATTAAATGGAAAAAAGATTATATTTCTTAATTTAAAATAAATATGAGTAATATAATAGGTTCTGGTTATGGTTATGGTTCTGGTTATGGTTCTGGTTATGGTTCTGGTTCTGGTTATGGTTCTGGTTCTGGTTCTGGTTATGGTAATGGTGATGGTGATGGTTCTGGTGATGGTTCTGGTTCTGGTGATGGTTATGGTTCTGGTTCTGGTTATGGTTCTGGTGATGGTGATGGAAAATCAGTAAAAATATTAGTACAAAAATAAAAACAAATAAGTTTAATATTTAATAATAAAAAATGCTAACACAAAAACAAGCGAAAAAATTATGATTTGAACCTACAGTTAATGTAAAATTAATGATAGATAAAGAATATGTAAATAATAATGAAAATAAAACAATTAAAGATAAGATAATAAAATGATTAATAAGTTTTGTATTTGTAGCTTGAATAGTTAATTTATTTATAGTATGAATGTTATTTTTTAGTACTGCTAATGCTAGTGAAGAAATAAATACAATACTTGATACTAAGATAGAAAGGTTTTGTAATGAACACGATAAGTCAGATGAAGTATATTTTGAGCATAATATGTGATATAGATGTACTTTAATATTACAAGCAACTTATAGATTTGAAACTTGAAATTTAAAATCTTATGTATGAAATAATATATTTAATTTTAGAAGTCCTGCAATTAAAAAAATATGGACAGAAAACTATTGAGTAAAGAATATAAGATGATGATTTTTAGTATTCCCTGATAAAACAAACTGAATCAAGTTTGCAGTGGATAGGTATTATAAATTTGATAGGTATAAGACTATCAAACAAATTATAGGTTGATGATATTATTGCTCTCCTATAACTAAATGGTGTGGTAATATACAATGATTTACTTATACTGAATGAGATAAATATAATTATATTTCTTATGTAAAAAAATATTTTAAAGATAATTTAATTACTAATTAACTATATATGAAAAACAATATATTAAGTTTATTGAATGAGATGAAATAAGTTTGGGGAAGGCCTGTAAGATAGCTGAAGATAATTTATACAGTAAACGGGAATATAATGGGGCTATTGATTTTGCTTGAAGTTGAATATTATTATTAGATGAAAAATGAGATTATTTTACAGATGGTGATAATGAACAATGACAAATAGAAGACTGATTTACTTTACTTAAAGATTTAACAATTAAAGATAATACTATGAAAACATATACCGTAATAAAGGATTTTATAAATTCAGAATGATTTAAAGTTTCATCTTGATTTATTGTTAATTATAAAATAGATGATTATATTAAATTATTAATTAATAACTGATTTATTGAAGAAATAAAAGAAGAAGATAAATATTATAAAATCCCTAAATTTAAAGTATGAGATAAAGTTGTTTGGGATAGTGATTATAAACCTTGTTATATGATAATTTTTGAATTATATCCGACAATAGAATGATATATTTATAATTTTAGAGATGATAGTATAAAATTTAAAGAAGATGAATTAAGAAAACCTACACAAGAAGAATTAGATTTATATTTTAATTAACTATATATGGATAAAGAAGCAATATTACAATGTATTAGATGATTATCTAATATAGAATGATATATAATTAAGGAAGATAAACAAATCCCTTGATGAATTATATGAGAGCATTTTGAATATATTAATAATTTTTTAATCTGATTATTAAATGAATAAAACAATAAAGAAAACACAGAAAGAATTGAAAGAACTTAATAAAAATATATTTTTAACTTTTTGAAAAAATGTATAGAATAACAAGAAAATGAAGTGATTGTATAATAGTTTGATGAATTTGAGAAGAAATAGAAGAAAGAATTATTGATAGATTTATTTATAGTGAATGAATAAGTAAAGGATATTTTATTTATTAATAATAATGAAAATGAGCAAACTGATTTGTTATAAATGTAAATGATTAGTAAATTACAATATTGTAGATAATCTAGCTTATTGTGATTCGTGTGATGAGTATATATGATATGATGTTAATTTATTATTAGAAGAACCTAGAATTTTACATATTGATAAACCTAAAATGAGTATAGAACAAAGTGAAGAATTAAAAGACTATCACGATATGGAGTTTAAAGATTTTGTTTTAAAATATCCTTGATGGACTAAATTTAAAGCAAGAAAAGTATTCTGAATAAAAGATAAAAAAAGAAAAGATGAACGGAATAATGTACCACAAAAAATAGTGGTTAGACAAAGAACTTATACTGCTAGATATGTAAAAGAACTTGAAGAAATTATTAATGAAAAAGAAGAACAAATTATGATTAAATTCTGAATAAATAAAAATCAGATTAAGAAATTATTATTAAATAATACTTATACTGAGATACTTAATTGAAAAATGATTAATTGAAAATTAGTGATTAAAAATTTAATTAATCTAGTAAAAAATAGTTAGTATAAAAAGAGTTATTGCAACTCTTTTTTGTTTTCTTGTTTTAGCATATTTCTTCTTACATATTTAATTACTGTTGGATTTTCTAAAATATTCCAAAGTAACTTCTGATGTCATTGTTCACTAGCTATTCACTCTTTAGCTAAGTCTATTGATAAGTTTTTATATCATTTAATGCACTTGTCATAACGATAATATTTAACTCTCATATACAAATAAGTTATTACTATTGCAATAGCTATTTGCAAGTAACTGGATAATTCGCCCATTGTAAGTTTTAAAAAATAAAAAACACTATCAACTAATAATGAATTGATAGTGTATTGATACTATTTAGAAAGTTTCTCATATAATCTATATAGCATTGCTGAACATTCTTCTCTAGATACTGGCTTTTCTCAATCTAAACCATTCCATAAACCAAGTTCAAAAGCCCTCTTAGAACTATCTAATTTTATATTATCCATAATTTTTTGTTTATAATCTAAAATAATTTGTATATTGTTTTCAAAATAATATTTATTAAATAATTTATCTATATCTTCAAACTTAACTAGAAAAAAAGAAAAATAATTATAAGAATTTTTACATATAAAAGTTTTATCAGGTATAGTTAAATCATTAGATGTTTTATTACTTCCACTATTATTATATCAAATAATATAAAAACAATGTCAGCTTCATCAATTCATAATAGATATTTTATCTTTTGAATTATATGTTTCTTTCCGATTAATTTGATTACTTCCTGTATGTATACAATTTCAATTACTTAAATTCTCTAAAATTCAGTTTAAATCTAATATCTTAAAAAATCATTTAATTAAATCTTTTGTTTGTAATAATTTAGGTCAATTTATTATAACATCTCCACTATCACTAGACCGAGTAGAACTTTCATCACAAAGACTTCATCAAGTAGTTCTATCTTCTATTTTATCTCTATTATTTAGATAATTATCGTGCATTGATGATGAAAAATAAACACATCACATATTATAACCTGCTTTTGACTGGTCTTGTATGATTCAATTATCATTTACTATATAATCTTTTATCTCAATTCATCAAGCTACTTCATAAATATAATCTCTTTCATCTATACAGTCCGTTGCTCAGTTTAATATTTCCATACTATTTTATTAAAAAATAAGCTCTAATATTATAATAAATAAATCTAAAAATACAAATATAAAAAACTATCGGTCAAGATAGCTTTTTTCAATTAATGTATATTTCCAGAAGTTAATATAAAAAATCAAATATTTTACTTCTTTTATCGGATTATCTTATGAAGACGAGAAATATACTTAGTCAATTCAATATATAATAGATTCAATCTTCTCTCAAATATACCCATTTATCGACATAAGATATAATTTTAATCACTCGTCTCATTCTCATAAAGATTTAATTGTTTGTCTCCCCCAACTCTCAAATTCCTCTAATTGAGGTACTGTTTTCAATTTAGGTAATATGTAATCAGTAGCATTTTGTATTTCGTTTCAATTCATAATATTAATTAGAAATTAAGATAATCAATCCAAATATTCCATTCATAATAATTCATCTATTCTTTTTAATCTTTTTTCTTTATCACAATTAATCAGAATATCAAAATCTTTTCACTCAAGTTCTACAACTCCCAATACTTCTAAATCAGTAGGTCAACACATATTAATAACCTCTCTATCTCAATCTCATACATCTAAAATTCTTACTTTCATAGTTATTTTTTATGATTAAATTTTTTATTTAACTTCCCTTGTACATTTATGTGGTGTCTTTGACTTTCTCTCATTTCTTTAATATTATCAAATGCACTGAATTCTTGTAATATATCACAAACTCTAATTTGACTATCAGAGCATATATCTTTACATTTATTATCGTTTATTAAAGTATTTTTAGCGACATACTCTATTCAATATCTAGTATCTCTAATATGTTCTTTACCTTTATTAAAATGTTCACACATAAATATAATTTAAATAATAAAATAGATATTTTAGCTATATAATTATATCACTTTCTTTTAAAAATTGCAAATATTAGACAAAAAAAGTATAATTAATTTATACTTTATAATTTGTTAGATATTTCTTTATTGCATAAGCCAATATTACAATTAATACTGAATATGATTCTTTGCTTACATATTTTGATAATATCTCGTTAAATAATTCTATATTTGCTGAGTAAATACTTAAAATTCAAAGTATTATTGCATAAGATATATCTTGTAGTTTTCTTATATCAAACTCAAAAGCACCACTTCACTTTGCTTTCATAATAGATAATTAAACATTAAACATTAGCTCTTTTTAATTTCCTAATTCTATTAGGTGTATTAGCTTCTTTTCTTTTCTCAATTCCTGCTTTTAGTTTTCTCTTAGTTTCTGGTTTCATAATTTATATAATTATTATTTTAAATTTATTTCTAATTCTTTTGATATAGTTTCTAGACTTGTATTAATATTAGCTAGACTATTATTTGTACAGATGCTTAATCAGATACTTATTCATATATTTAATATTATAATGGAAATTAAAAATATAATAACTGTTGCCCAAGTAAATTCATCATTATAATATTTTAATACTAAACTTTTTATTGTCATATTTTAACCTTATCAAATAATTTTTCAAATTTCTTTTCAAGCATTTCCATAAACTTAATCCCAAATGCTCAGATAACAAAATGTATTATTCAAGTTTTATTAATATCTATAATTCACATAATATTTAGTATACTTCATATTATTGTAGATATACATAAGAATAAACCAAATCTCATAAGCTCCTTTTTGTTACTTATCTCAACTCATTTAGCCCCTTTGTAGAAACAAGATGCTAAAAATCAAGCAAATCATAGTCAAATGTTTTTAAGTCAAATTATAACCCCTTGCAGTCATTCAAATATATCTTTTTCGGACATTTTCAGGAAGTTAGATTATATCTTCCTGTATTATAATTATTTTTTAAAAAAAACAAATTAAAAATAACCTAAATCCAAGAATTTATTCTTTCAAATAAATCTAAAACAATTTAGGTCACTTATCACTACACTCAATAACTGTTTTATTATTGGATTATCAAGTGTAGCTAATTATCTTTCGATAACTTTTCATATAATAATCAGGTTTTAAAATTAGTAAAAAAGTACAAAAAAACTCTCAATTAAGAGAGTTGCTATTAATGATATCACTCATTATTCTGGACTTCACACTAGACTTCGACTGCAGTATCCCACTTTAAAATATAAGCTAAATAGCTAAATAATTATATTTAAAAATATTAATAAATCAAGTTTTTGTACTTTTTGATTTTTATAAAATATAATTATAATAATTTTATTAGAATTAACTTTTTTTATATGTATGACAGACTAAAAAGAAAAGAAAAATATCAGAGATTCAAAAATAGGGAACTTAAAAAGTGTGATAATGAAATAGAAGCATATACAAAAATAAAAGATGTGTTTATTTTAAATGATTTTGAAATTAGAGATTTACTTCGAAATTATACAGTAACCGAGATACTAGAATGAGAATTTGAAGAGGGTAAGTTTGTGCCCAAAGATTTAATTAAAATATTCGCTGTTCTTATATTATGATTGATGATATTTACCTGTTATTATAATTATAAAGGAGATATGATATTATGATATGAGCAAATGAGCGACCTGTTTAAATAAAGCAATAAACCCTGCAGGAATAAATGCCTTTCCGAAAGGAATGATTATTTTTTAATTTTATGATTATGGACTATTCTATACCTACTATACCTGTTACTGCTCCTTATATGGGGTATGGTGCTTGATTTTGAGGATGATATGGTGCTTGATATGGTACTAATAATTGTGTTGAATGATTAATTAACAATTTAAGTGATACTGTTAATGCTAACGGTGTTAGAGAGGCTGTTAATTCTGTTGGTAATAATGTTGTTGGTTGAACTGCATCTGTTAAAGATACAGTGAATTGAGTTAATCAAAATGTAACAAGTGGTAATTATACTACTCTTACTTGATTAAATGACTTAGGTAGAGATATAACTAATTCAATTTCAAGAGCTGAAGTATCTTCATTGAATGCTGTTGCTGAAAATAGTAGAGATAATGCATCTCAATTCAATAGTAGTAATATAGCTACAATGAGTTGATTTAATAATACTAATAGAACTATTGATATTTGATTTAACCAATCTTTCTTACAAAGTAAAGATTTAATGGCTCAAATGGCTAGTTGCTGTTGCGATATTAAAACAGAAATGGCAAAACAACATTGTGACATTAAACAATTAGTTAGTGCTGAAAATAGTCAAACTAGAGATTTAATAACTTCTAATAGAATTTTAGAACTTGAAAGAAAATTAAATGATGTAAAAAGTGAAAATTCTAATTTAAATCAAAGTCAGTATTTGTTAAATCAATTACAAACTTGCTGTCCTAAAACTTGTTCTACTTGAAATTGAAATTGAAATTGAAACTAAAATAACTTAATTTTATTTATATAAAAAAATAATATGGCAATAATAGACCCAATGTTAGCTCATAAGCTATCTCCTATATTATCTAATATTCCAGTAGAAACATTAGCTACTATTCCGCTAGAAAAAATAGCTCCTTTATTGGCTGCTATTCCACTAGAAAAACTAGTTCCTGCATTAGCTAATGTTCCACTAGAAAAAATAGCTTCTATAATAGCTCCTATACTAGCTCCTGCACTAATTCCAGAACTAGTTCCTGCTCTAGTTCCTGCAATAGCTAGTGCAATAATTCCTGCAGTAGCTCCTTATGCAAAGCCACTAGCTCTGCCAAGTCCATTTCCTATAATATAATGGATATTGAATTAGTTGAGTTTTTATCTCTTTCAATAACAGAAGAGGCAAAAGCTATTTGTGAATATAATAAAAGAGCTGAAGAGTCTAAAAATTTGGATGCTACTAAGTTATTCAAAGAAATAGCTAATGATGAAACTCAACATTTGAGAGAGCTAACTAAACTTTTATCTACAGTTGTAGATGTTACTAAATAATATGGAAAAAATTGTTAACTACAAAGAAAAAAGACTAGATTAATTTCTAGTCTTTTTTATATTCAAAACATTCATCTACATAAACATAAAAAATCAAGAGTTTCAAGATGCGATACTTGGTTTAAATGAAGCCATTACTCAAGCAATATTATATGAAGAACCATAAGAAATTCATAGAGTTGTACTTCATATTCATAAAGCTCAATTACTATCTCACATTGTAATACCAGTAGCTGAATTTTGTCTAAGTGTAGTTCAAGCTCAAGCAGTTGCAGTAGCTCAAGCATTTGGATGCCGTACAGCTACTGTCCAACAATTATTAGCGACTGTTGTAAGTGTATTCGTTATACTTGTTGCTGTGACTACATTTGTTGAATTTGCATCAGGTTGTCCTGTTTGTGAAGCTCAAGTGTAACTAATAGCTATTCACGATATAGCTCATCAAGCAGTAGATGCTGTAATTACTACATTATTTGCTCAAGTTGCAGGTGCTATAAGATAATATAAATATGTATATCTATCTGATTTAGCACCGTTTATTTTTGTCATTGAAACTCATCAATATGTAATACTTACTATATCATCAGTAGAATTAGTAAAACATCAAACAAATAATATTCTATCACTTCAAGAACAAGTATGAGATGCTGTAAGTGTAGTTCAAGGATTTGTTATTCAAAGGTATGTTGAGGTATCTAGTGCTATTGCCATATATTGAAATTAATTATTAAGCTACTGCTACACATCTTTTCCAAGAGTTAACTCAGTATGTATCAGTTTTTTTATGACATTCTACACAAAGAGTTCTTCCATTAGATGTATCCCACAATTATTCACAATTTATCATATCTTCTATTGTAAATAAATTATTATTTATTACTATTTGTCTTAATGATTTTATGTGGTCTACATTAAGAGTTACTGTTTTTCATAATCATTTCCTTGATTTAATTCAACATATTTTACAAGTGTAATTATCTCTTTCTAATATATATTTTCTCCAATTTATATATATTTGCCTTTTTCTTATGACATAATTTACTGGATTTATATGATTTATCTTTCATTCTGCTGAACATTTTTGGGAACAATATTTAGCTGTTTCTCATCTATAATTCCTTACTTTAAATATTTTTTCACAAATAGGACATTTTCTTATATGTTGTTCAGGCAGAGATTTTTGTTTACATTCTAATGAACAGTTTACATATTTTTCCCAGCTTTTTTTAGAGCAATTAGTTTTTTTAATAAATTCCTTTCAACAGGTTTTACAAATTTTAGAAATTTTATTCATAATATATATTAATTATTATACCACAGCCACTATTCTCCATTTACTTGTAACTGTATTCCATACAAATCATACATCAAGTCTTGCAGTTGTTACTGTAGTAGTAGGAAGTGCAACTGTACTTGCCTCAAAACTAGCCCCCCAAGTTATTGCTATTGCAGCAGTTCCTGTAATTGCTATCCATAAAGTTTGTTTTTCAGTAGGAGTTCAACTTAAATTAGTTGTAAAACTTGTTATTGCTTCTGTTTGTGCAGTAAGTGAATAAAAATCTACATTATCTGTATTTATTGTAGGAGTTGCTGATGATGTAGTAGTTCAGGTTCTTGCTGTATTTCTTTTATTTGTTAGTGTAGAAGTAGAAGATATAGTAGGAATAGTTACTCATTCAACTGCCACCACTCAAGCACTTACTCTACTTAGTGTAGTATCTGTTCAATGTCATAATTCTAAACTACCTACTCATAAAGATTCTGTTGTACTATCTACTACTCAAGCAAGTGGTAATCAAGTACAATTAGTAAGAGTTCAACTTGCAGGTGTTCATAATGCTTGTGATTGATATACTATATTTCAATCAGTAACTGCAGTATCAAATTGTGCCATAGTTCAAGTTATTCAAACTATACTTGTTTGGTCGCCTGTATTAGTTCAACTATTAGTTCAAGTTATATCAGCAGTCATAGCAACTGTTCAATCTTTATCAGGAAATGTATAAGTTCTTGCTACTGTATTTGAATTTGTAAAGAATGAAGTAATTGTATTTGCTATGTTACGAAGTCCAAATGTTCCATTGAGGAATGTTTTAAGTCAGGAATTTGTTTGAATAGAAGCAAGAGTCATATCACCTGTTCAAGGGTCTCACTGTACTCCTTGTATACCCTGTATTCATTGTATCCCTTGTGAACCAGTTGCCCCAGTAGCTCAAGTACTTCCAGTCGCTCAAGTTGCCCCAGTAGATCAAGTAGGTCATACAAATAAACTAGCATCTTGTATTTTTACAAGTCCAGCATCTTCACTATCTGTTATTATTACAAAATCTCAGGGTACAGTTGCAGTTGTTTTTTGGGGAAGTGCATTATAATTGATATCCATATAATAAATATTAAAAATTATATATTTATTATATATCATTTTAAAATATTACAAATTTTTTTTGCTTTTATATAAATAATATATATAATACTATTAACTAATTAACAATCCCCCGAGTTAGTTAGTATAACTATTTTAGAAAGCATTATATCGGGGGATATAGTGCTTTTTTAATTTATTTAATTATGGAACAAGAAATTTGGAAAGATATAATTTGATACGAGTGAATATATCAAGTAAGTAATTTATGAAATGTAATGAGTTATACTAGAAAAAGATTTAATTGAAAATGATATTTTTTATATAAATGAAGAATTATAAAAAATATCTTTGATAAAAATTGATATGTGTTAATAAGATTATTTAATATTAATACTAAAAAAGTTTTTTTAGTACATAGATTAGTCGCACAATCATTTATAGATAATCCAGATAATAAAAAAGAAGTAAATCATAAAAATGGTATTAAAACAGATAATAGAGTTGGGAATTTAGAATGGTGTACTCATAAAGAAAATATGGAGCATATGATATATGTTCTAAAAAAACACCATTTTCATACTAATCACCCATCTTTATGAAAATTTTGAAAAAATCATTTTAATTCAATTAAAGTAAGTCAATATACAATAAATTTAGAATTTATAAATAACTGGGGTAGTATAATGGATATTGAGAGAGAATTATGATTTAATAACTCTAATATCACAAGATGTTGTAAATGAAAAAGAAAAACTTGCTGATGATTTGTATGGATGTATAGTTAAGTTATAGGAGTTCTAGTTCAGTAAGTAGTTGTAGTAGCATAAAAAGTACCTGTGTGAAATAATATTCTATCTCACGAGTTATTACATAAATTTCAAAGTTGTGTAACTAAGTATCATAAATCACTTCTTACTCAGTTTCTTACACTATAACTAGAATTTATTACATTTCTAGTTCAGTAAGTAGTTGTCACAGGAGTTCTTCAATTATATGTACTCATATATTATCTTAATTGTTATTTACTTTAATTATATTCTTTTTAGTAATTAATCAATAATTATTTATTGATTTTGTTTGGTTTACTTTCTACTTTTGGAGCTTCTGTTTTCTTTTTAAGTAGAGTAGGTATTTTAGTTTCTGTTTTTGGAGTTATTACTTTTGGTTTCTGTGTTGTTCATTTTTTTTGAAGTAATCTTGTATTAGCATTGTTGCTATTAGGAATATTAGGAATTCAATCATCTTTTTGTATATTATTTAATAAATCATCACTCTTTGTAGATTTAACTGCATTTTCAATGATGTTTTGTTCTTGTGTACTAATTATACCTTTTCCTTTAATTTTTGCAAATAACTGATTAATATATTGTTTTGATAATCAATATCATTCTAAAATTTTACTTGCTACCTTAGGGTGTGTTATAACAAATGTGACAATTCATCATATTACTCATCAAGCAGCATATCATCATCATCATAATAATACTCATCTTGCATAACTTCAAGTCTTTCACTCAATAGATGCTTGTAAATCTTCAAATGCTTTTATTCATTCAATTTGTTTTGTAATTCAAGGGAATAATTCTTCAAATCTTTCAAGTTTAAATTCTTTTCATTTATTAGATAGATTTCTTATTATTGATATTGAATTATCTTTTAATGTTCAATCAGGTTTTAATATATCTTTTTTTACTTGGTTTAAGAAGTTTCTTTCAGGTCAATATGTTTTATCTAATTCAGCATATCAAGGAACTTTAGATTTTAAATTACTATCTAAATCAGATATTATTCATTTAACTATTCTTTCTCATTGTGGAGTTACTCATTTTCAGTATGATACTAAACTTCTTAATTTAGCCTTTAATTCTATTATCTCTTTCGTAGTCAAATCTTTTCATTTATATTCATCTAAATATGATTGTGCTTGTTTAATTGCTCATCTATCTTCTAATGGTAGTTCTATAAGATTTTTACTTAGTCATTCTTTATTTGTTACATCATCATATATTCATTGAATCTCTTTTTTATTAAATTTTGTTGTATCTTGTTTCATTGTTTCGTAACCTTTTCAAGTTTCACTCAGTGCATCTATTCTTGATTGCATTCTTGTTTTTACTTCTTGTGCTAATTGTTCTGCTGTTATTTCTCAATTATTTATTTTCTTCCATAAATCAGGTTCATTTTTTATAAATCTTTGTGTATCTCTATTTAATCAAGTAAATAATTTAGTAGCATATTCAGTTGTAGGAGTTCATACCTTATTTATAACTTGTGCTGTTTTAGTTGCTGTTAATACAGTTCATTTAATAGCTAATTTTGGAACTGCTATATATGGGTTATATTTGTTTACTATATCCATTGCTTCTTTTGTACTTTTAACTGCTCTTGTCTTTTCTGCTATTTTTTTACTTGTTTCTATTCATTGTTTTATTAATGCTGATTTTTCTTCTAGTGTAGTCGCTTTTTTAACTTGATTTATTATACTTGATTTTTGTGTTTCTAAAGCCGTTTTTTGATATGTTGTATATTTAGATTTTCAAGCAAGTCATATTCAAGTAATAGTTAATACATCAGAAATTATAGCTGTTGGGTCTGTCATTACTGCATCTTCAAATCATTTTACACTTCAATATTTAGTTGCATAATCATTTGCTATTCAAGTTATTAATGCTCAAGTTTTTTCTCACAGTTCTTTATTATATTGTGTGTCATCAACTCAAAATAAACTTCAAATTTTATAATACATATCTTTAGTTACTCAAGTTGCTATTCAAGTTCATAATTGAGCTATTCAAGGAATTATATTATATAATCATCAAACTACATTTTTTGCATATCTACCTTGTCATTCTAATACATTTTGAGTTTGTGATTTATTAGGGTCATAATTTGTTAATTCATCAGTAGTATATGGTTTATATTTTAATCATTCTAAAAATCAAGGTTGTTGTTCTTGTTGTACTTGTCAAGTATAACCTATCTTATTTACTATTGAATCTTCTATAAGTTTTTCATCTTCTCAGTTTTGTATCATTTTAAAAATCTGTTCTCTATTATTTACATCTTCGTTTTCATCATCTAAGTAAGTTTGAATTAAATTCTTAGCATTTGCTTGAGTTCATATTCTTTGTATAGGTTGTGTTGGTTGTATTTGTTGTGCTGTTTGTATAGATTTAGGTACTTGATAACTAGCAGGTCATTTTTTAACTGATAATCAAGTCTGTATAGATGCAGGAGCTTGATAACTTGTAGGTCAAGTTTTATCAACCTTTGATAATATATTACTAAAGATATTAAATTTAGGAGTTGTAGGAGTAACACTATTTTTAGGTAGTGTTTTCATATATCATTGTGGGTTAAAATTTACATCTGCCATAATTAAGGTTGTTTAGGAGTAAATGTATAAGTAGTTCAAGATTTTCAAGTAGTTGTTAATGGTGTTCAAGATTTTGTAGGTGTAGTAGTTCAAGTATTTTCATATTCTTTAATATAGTCTGTCATTCTTGTAGGCATATAACTTTCAGGTATTCATTGATTCTTCAAAATCTTAGACATATCATTATATTTTATATCATAAGATTTTCATTTATTCTTAACATATTCAAATGCTAATTTTCAAAAATCTTTTCTTTGTTTTTCAGTTAAAATTGTTCATTCAAGTTTATTAGCTGGAATATTTTTAAATGATTCCCATACTCAAGCTGATTTAGCAGCTAAAGCAAATTCTCATTCCCTTACAGTAGATGCAGGGTCAAGTGTTTTCATAAAATTAAATACAGCTCATACATCTCAAGGTCAATTACTAGACTTTAAAGAAGCAAGTAAATCTCATCATCAAGAAAGTGCAGATTCAAATGCTTTTACTTGTGGGTCTCAAACAAATTTAGAATACATTTGATTAAATTGTGTAAATTGTTTATCTGTTATAGTTTCATCTTTTCATCATCAAGCAAGTGGAGTATTGTTATAATATCAAGATATTGTATTTGCATTTGCATTTATTATTCTTTCAGTTACTTTTTTATCTCATTTTAAATTACTTTCTTTTATTGTTATTGTTCATTTATCAGGATTTACTCAAGTTATTATTGCTATATGTCAATATGTTTTATCATAATTTCATCAAGTAAATAATACAAGTCATCAAGGTATTGCATCAGTATCTGTAAATGATGTTTTTCTATCTGTTAAACTATTTCATCAAGGTACACTTGTTAATCATACTCATCTTATTGCATATCAACCACACTCTAATCAAGTATTACTTCATATTTCTGCATTCAAATAATTATTTGATAGTAGTTTTTGTTGGTCTAATTCTTGTTTAGTTACTATTTCTCATTGTGGATTTATATAAGTTCAATCATCTAGTTTTTTCCAATCTCAAGCATCTGCTTTTCAAGTAATCGCTAGACTTAAATTTCATTTAGCATCTTTTTTATATAAATCTCATCAAAACTCTTGGTATCAAGTTCATTCAGCTTGTTTGGTTTCAAGCATATTTGTATATCTCTTACTTCATCTAATCTCACTTTCAACTTGTGCAATAGCTTGACTTCAAGACATAGGAGTTCAAGTAGTTTTTCCACTTATTAAATCTTGTACTTTTTGTTCTTTTAATGCCATACTTTCCATTCAAGGTATATCTTTATATTTAGTATACATATCAGTTAAAGCATTCTTTATGGCAATGTTTTGTAAAGTTAGATTATCACTGTTTAAATCTCAATACTCATATTGATATTGTTGTTCAAGTTGTTTTGTTTGTAATTCTTCGTTATAAGCTCTTTGTTCTGCTGTTTGTCATTCTGTATATGCTCTACTATCTGCTAGTAATTGTGCATTATAATCTCTTAATTCTTGTTTGTTATATTGTCATAAATTAGTTGCAAATAATTTTGTTGAGTCATCTTTCATTTGTGCTAGTGTTCAAATAGCATTATTATATTTATTAATTGCAAGATTTAATCCTCAAAGCATATTCTCTTGTCTTTGTCATATAATAGATTGTATTTCGCTTCTTGTCGCTCAAGTTCATTTAAATTGATTTTCTACATCAAGTTTTATTCAATCATATATATTTTGTAATTCATCTGCTGAGTTTTTTAAATCTTCTGCTTCTTGTTCTTTTGCTGTAATTTTAGAATTACTTGTCATACTATTATATTCTTCTTGAGTTATATATCAGTCTTCCATAGCTTTTCAAATAGTAGTTTCTTGTCAATTTACAGTTACAGAAGTATTAAGTATTTCAGTTGATTTATTATCTAATGCTTTATTTATATCTAAATTTTCATTATTAACCATATTTAAAATATTTGCTTTATCTATTTTAAGTTTAGTTACAGGGTCTTTAATAAGGTCATTATATGCAGTTGTTCAAGACATTATAGTTCAATCCTTTAAAGCTGTTTTCATTTGGTTTTCAGAATAGTTTTTATAAGTATTATAATCTTGAAACCTTTTATTAACTGCTGTATAATTTGGACTAGATTTGTCTATAATTCAACCTGCTACAAGTGTATTAAACATAACATCAGGGTCTTGTTGTTGTTTCAATAATTCTTCTTGTTGTTTTTTTAGTTCTAAATCTTGTGGAGTTCATCATAATAAACCTTGTTTTATACTATCTCTTTCAGTATCTGTATATTTTGAAGTTACAGGTTGTCAAGTAGTTACATCAATAGTAGTAAGAGTATTATCTGAGTTTCTTACTGTTTGATAGGTTTTTCAATCTACTCAAGTAAATTGTTCAGCTTTTGAAATTACATCTTTTGGATTATAAGGGATTTTATCTTTATTATAGGTAATATCTGTTGTTGTAGTTGGTTTAGAACTACCTGTCATACTATTAAATTCTTTTAGAGTTATAGTTTTATCTTCCAAAGCTTTTCAAATCTCACCAGTAGTAGCACCAGTTTTAACAGTTTCTGCATAATCTTGTTTTGTTCATCATTGTAAATCAGCTGTTATATTTTTTCATACACTTTTTATTCAAGCATTATTCATTGTAGATGCTTCATCTGCTGTTACTGAAGTTTTTACATTTTGGTTATTCATAGCCTGATTACTTCATAACATAACTTCTCTAGCTCATTGTTGGTTTCAAGAAGCTAAGTTATATGCTCTTGTATCTTGAGCTGTAAAATTTCAAGTTTTAATTTTTTCACCTGTCTCTTTCATTATATCTTCTCTTGATTTTTGTACAGGTAATGGTGCAGTAGACTTAATAAAAGCCTGTGCATCTTCTCTAGTTGCTGTGGCTGATGTTTTCCCTTGTTTTGTAAGATAATCTGCAAATTGCTTGTTCTGTTCTTTTGTGTATGCCATATTTTTATAGTTATATTACTATTATATTAGTTTTTAGTTAAAATCAAATTTATCCATAACATTCATAAGTTACATAAGTTGTATTTGCATAATAAGTACAATTGATAGTAAATCAATCACTATCCATACTTACATAAACTGCTCTAGCTTTAACACTTCAACTACTTCAATAATATATACATTGTGTACCAATATATACAGAGTTTCATACATTAACACATTGTTGAGATGTACTTGTCATACTTCCTATTCATACTTCTCAAGTATTTCAAGTACCAGAACAAACCGTAAATTTTACTAATTTTGGAGTAAATCATACTCAAGTTACTACAATATCTCAAGTTGCTGTTATTGTAGTACTTCATATATAGAATTGTCATCCAGTAGATAAATTTCTTAAGGATACTTCTGCATCTAAAGTATTTTGACTATTTCAATAATCATAAGTAGGTAAAGGAATTGTATCAGGATAAATAGTTTCTATTTTTACTCATACATTCTTTGTATTATCTAGTATTTCAGGTGCTATTATTTCTGTTTTATCCATATTAATCGTTAGTTACTTCGTTAAAATAAACATTAAAATCATATATTTTAGGACTATATAATTCATTTGTTGTTAGTAATTCTATTGCAAAATTAGTTTTGTGAAAAGTTCTAGTAGTATTTATAGTTTCTCTTAATTTTGTTGTATCAGAATGACTATAAATCATTTCATATCAGTATCTTACTCTATCTGCATAAAAAGTAGATAATCAAGTTCAAGTAGCTCTAGTAAATGTTCAATATTGTTTTAGTGTTAATTTAGCTCAACTATAACTACAATGTAGAAAACAAGCATCAGTACTACTTTGTATTTTAGATATTACTGTGAAAGTTCTTGAACTATATGTGTATGTATCTCAAACATTAATCCCAGTTCCATCTCAAGTAAAATATAAATTAGCATAATTTTCTGTACTTATCTCTTTTATGTAAGTATTTATATATGTTCAAGTATCGAGTTCTAATCAAATTGTATATTTGTTTAGATTCTTTATATTTGAGTAAGTATCTCAATATATAGGTTGTGTTTCTATCCATCAACTTCATCTATTATTTAATTCTAAGAATTTCTCATTACTACTTCATTCAGGGAAATATATTTGTACTCTATAATTTCAAGCAACTCAGTTAATAGTTGAATAAAAATAAACAAATAAACTATGTCATAGACTCTCTGAATAAAACATATTAGTTACACTCCCATCATTATAGATAAATTCTTTAACTAAAGCTGTTGGTAATCAAGGGGTTTTATTTCATAATCAAAATACTCATCAATTTCATCAAATTAAAAGCCTATTTCAAATTGTTTCAACTGAATTTGTATAATTTGCATTAAAATATATTCTAGCATCTGTATTTATATAGTCATCTGTAACGACTAAAGGCTGTAATTGGTATCAATTAACAATACATATTTGTTGTCTTGTAGTTGTTCAAACTACCACATAATCTATATTAGCAAAATTTGCCACATTCTGTATAGGTTTATCTACCCAAGTTATCTCTCTTGTAGGAGCAGTAGTTATTCAATCCCATATATATTGTCTTCCATTAGTTCAGTTAGTTGCATATACAAATATTTGGTCTGCTATTCTTGTTATTCATACTATCGTATAATCTTTTGCTACTGTTAATACATCTGTAATTATTGGAGTTCAACTTGTCATATTAACAGAACTAATTATATTTCAATTTCATATTAAAATATAATTAAGAAATATAATATAAGGAGATAATGCAGAAAAAGTCTTAGTCGAACTTAGTATATTTAATTTTTGTATTCTACAATAACTAATATTTCAAGCAAAATCTGTACTAGGTACAAACTCTAATAATTCACTTGTAGAAGCTGATGTATATATTTCTACTGTTGATTTTCAACTATTTGCTGTTCATAAAGTGTAAATAGTAGTTCAAGCAATTTTTACTGCACAAGTTCAAGCTGTTACAGTACAATAAGTCGCTAATCTATATCTTGTTGCATTATCACAAGTCATACTTCTACTTAATACTGCTGTACTTCATACTGTATGTGTTGCTTTTCATCAAGATATTGTCCAATTAGCTCAAATAGTCCATCAAGTTCATAAATCAAACTCAGGGTCTGTTTGTATTCAAGTTCAAGTATTATAAGTTCATAATTCAGTTACATTACTATCATAAGTCCAATAATTGAATCAGCTAGATGAAATCATAAATCAATAAGTACCTCAACTTCATATAGTTATTTTTCAAAGATTTCTTCAATCTCATAAATCTCAACTAACTACATTTCAACTATTTGTATCATTAGCTAATATTCAAGTTAAATATCAATCAGCACTTAATTCAAGATAATTAGTATTACTCTCATATAAAGAAGCAACTATTTTTCAAGCACTTCTTGTATTTATAAGACTTTCTCAATTATGACTTTTTGATAATCTAGCATATTTACTATTTGAATGTGTATCTAATCACTCTATATTTGACTGACTTCATACTTGTCAGCTGTTCATATCGTTACTTATTCATCCATACCATTTATTATATACAATTCTTTTCATATTTTTTTAATTATGTAGTGAACTTAAATCAGGTGATTGTCTTAGTTGTATTCCCGTTTTTCTATTTCATAGTTTATTTATTAAACTTCTAAGCGTTTTTTTCTCAAATATATCTTTTGCTATTTCTGATTCTTGTTTTAATACTTTAGTTGCAAGAATAAACTGAGCCAATCAATCACTTAACATATAATAGTACTTTAAAGGTATTTTTCAATTAAACATATTAGCATCTGTTGTTGATGCTGTAATATCTGCTAAAGATTTAATACCATACCAATTTATTCAGTTTGTAACTGCTTCTAATGGTGTTGGATATATAAATATTGAGTTATCAGCTATAAAATATATAGGGTCTGATACTGGTTGTTGTGTAGCAAGTACAGTTAAATCATTTTGTTGAGTATATATTTGTCTATTAACTTCTCTAGCTGGTACATAACTAGATGTAGATGTATATTTTATACTTATTGCTTCAATTTTATTAGCACTATTAAAGTTTCAAGTTAATCAAGTAGGGAAATTATACTCACTTTGTCAAACTACTGTTGTAGTAGGTTGTAGAATATCCCAAAAGAAACCTTCTCATATTTCAGATACGATAAAATCTTCTATCTGATGATAGATTACATTTGTATCTTCTATTTGCATAGCTGGTGTGTATTGAGATACAGAAACTGAGTTTAATCTCATTGCTCTATCAATCCGTGTTTGCGCTGTAGCCATAATTATTTTTTCTTAGATTTTAAATCTGTGTTTGTGATGTCATTCATTTCGTACTCCTCGTAGCATAATATAGGTGTTTTATTTGTATCAATTCTAGCTGTAACTTTTGTATTACTTGCTACATCTGTTTCATTTCATTTTTCATCTCTAATTCTTCTATTACTAACTTGAAACCTAGTTAATATAAGTATTCAATTATTTTCTTCTATTTGTTTCATTGTTTCTTCATAAGAAAAAGGACTTGTAAAATCTGCAATAGATGTAATTAGTTTTGTTTCGTAAGTTGGCATATTATTTAATTAATGATAAAAGTTGTTTTTTGATATAATCAGCATTGTTTTTCATATTATTTGATACTTCTTTTCAAAATGCTTCTTTATATTCTTCTCTAAGTTGTTCAATAGTTAAATCATCTAGTTTAACTGATTTTACTTCTACTACTGGTTTTTCTATCTTAACTTCCTTAACTTCTGATATTTCTCTTATATCTGATTCTCTTATATCTCATTGTTTAACGAATATTAAAGCCTGTTCTCTTGTAACTTCAAACTCGTTTCAAGTTCTTGCTGTAATTATAACATAGTCTTTCATATAATGTAGTTAAATAATAAATTACTTCCTGCCTTCGATTAAGAAAGCAGAAAAGAAACCTATTATGCTTCTTTAGTAACTCAAGATGTATGAGAAACTACCATAAAATCACTTCAATTTGAATAAATTGTAGCAGATGTTCAGATAGTTCAAGCAAGGATTAAATCCTTATTATCAACTCAAGAACCATTTAGGAATACTCAATCAGTAGCAACTGGAGATAAATTAACAATTTGTGCAGCTAAAACAGTAACTGTGAAATATTTTCAAGTTAATGTAGACGCCGCAGGAAGTGTTAAAGTAATTGCACCAGAAGCACCTGTATTTGTAACAACTAATCAAGATAAATCATCAGCTACTAATGTAGCTGTAGCCGCTTCAGCAGATACAGTTACATTTGCCATTATTGGAGTAACCTCAGTAGCAAATAAACAAGATGTACTTGTTCAGATATTTGTATAAACTCAATTTAACCCAGTAGCAACATCAGTATCAATGAATTTACAACCTTTTGCATATCAAGTAGTTGCATCAGTTGGTACAGTTGTTCAAGTAACGATTAGTTTTTTATCTAATTCGTCTTTTAGTATAGTAACTTCCGTAGAAGTTTTCTCAAATGGTAAAGCCATATTTTTATAGTTAAGAATTAAAAGGGATAATCCCTAGTTTGTAAGCCACTAACTTACCCATATCTTTATATTACCAAGTCTTTCAGCACCTTCAGCGAATACTTTAGCTCCGTAATAAGTCATAGACTTCATTGTATTGATGAAAGAGTTAGCTTGTGTTTCACTTCAAACAAATTCTACTTTAGGTTTAATTAAAGCACCAAAACATATTGGTTTTCATTGTCCGAACATTGCACTTCTAACTGTAGCACTTGCAAGGATATTATTAGAGTAGTATATTTTTAATCAATCAACATCTCACATAAATCAACCAGTAACAACTTTATCTCAAAGTCCAGTTGCTCTATTAATTAATTGGTTTGATAAAAATCTTTTTTCTCTAGGAGATAACATTACCCATCTATCAGTATCAGGTACTCAAGTAGCATTTCATAAACTATCTGGAGCTGTATCTAGTTTTTCATTTACTACAGTAAGTAAATCAAACATATTTGTAGCTGATAATTTAATAGAGTTTGTAGTTCATCCATTAGAAGCAGTAGTCATATCTCAATCTGTAATAGTAAGTCAAGCATTAACTACTTGAGCCATAATTGCAGTATCATATAATTTAGCTGATTGTTCAATAGCATCTTTCAATACTTGTGAATCTGGATTAATATCAATTTCTTTGTAGTCTAAATCAGATATAACAACAGAGAATCATTTCATTGTAGAAAGTTCAAATGTTTCATCTGTTTGAGTTAAAGCAACAGTTGGTATTTCTACATAACTATTTGCCATATCAGAATAGATAACTTTAGCTTGCCTTTTAAAATGTACTGTTTTATTTCCTTCAAAATCTCATTCAAATTTAAGGTCTGCTATATATTTACCTACAAATGCTTGTCTAATTTGACCTTGCATATATGAAGCATATTTAGCACTTTTAGTAAGAGTATTAGCCATATTTTAATTATTAAGTAATAAGTATTAAAACTCATCACTTAAAGTACTTATTTCCATTTAACAACTCAATATTTTGATTTCATATCAGAATCATATTTATTTATTTGGTCATCAGTCATATTATTATAATCATCCATAGAAACTAAAGCTATTCACTCTATTCCTTGAGTATTTCATTTTATAACTCATTTTCAATAAATCTTTCTATTTTCTTCTATAATCTTATCAGGTTTAGTTGCTAAATCATAAGCATCTTGTAGTGATAGTTTATTTATTGTCTGGTAGTTTTCTATTTTATCTCTATAGTTTTCAGCATCTGGATTTTTCTCGTAGAATTTCTCTTCGAAAATTATCTTTTTAATATCTTCTCTAGAAGATGGAATAGATAGTTTATTTTGTTTTTTAAGTTCAACTTTTTTAGATTCTGAATTATATGCTCTTTCAGCTAATTTAATTAAATCATCTGTAGTTGCATTATCAGGATTAACACCAAATCTTTTTAATAATTTAGCTTGTTCATCTGTAAAAAGTTGATTAACAACTTCTTCTTCATTATTCTCAATAAATTGTTCAGATTCTTCTGATTCAATTATATCAATAACTTCTTCTTCATTGTCTAGGTTTGCCATTGTTCTAGTATTAAGCAATAAATGGAATTCTTTTAAAAGTGTTTCCAAACTTCATTGAATCTACCAATAATTGATAAACTCTAGAAATATGCTACTTTATCTTTGTTGCTAGTAATTTTTCAGGTAATAACTGTAATTTTTTATTTAAAGTAAGTTCTAATTTTTTATAATTAAGAAAATTAAGTTGTTTAATTGCATCCATTTCACTTATTTTTCAAAACATATCATCATTAGTTGGAGTATTTAAAACAAGTTGTAAACTATCAATTTCATCTTGTAACCATTGTTTAATTATTTTCCACCCATCACTTCAAGCAAGATTTTTAAGAGCTTCATAATCGTATCATTTTAAATCAGACATAATAATTTTTTAATTTCTAAATTAATGTATTTATCATAAATTATTTTCCTTTCTTTTATATTATTTTCATTAAATTTTTCTGGTAATATAATTGTATCTTTAACTGATGTTTTATCATATAAACTAATACTAAGTATTCATCTTAACCACAATAATATTTTAGCTTTCCCAATACTATTTAAATCATTATATCATTTATAATTTACTTCCATATTTATTGGTTATTAATATTAGCATCAGGTCAATTTTGACTTCATTGTTGTACTTGTGCCGAACTTGCCATCGCAGTTGCAACATTTCAAGCCGAATTTGTAGCTCAACTTTGTTGCATTGGTTGTTGTATTTGTCATTGCAGAGCTTGTTGTTCTTCCATTAATCTTTTTAAATTCTTTATAGCATTATATCTTGTTTTTATAGCTTCTTTTTTTATCTCTCAATCAGGTAGAGTTTGGAAGTACTCTATAAATACTTCGTGGTCATCATCTAAACTATTTATTCTTAATCAGTCTTTAGTTAGTTGGTCATCAATAGGTTTATTAAGTTTAATTGCTAGTTTTAATATTCTAAATTTATCCATAGCATTTAACTCATCAACTGTGTATCAATACATTTTCATAACTCTATCTTCTGGTTCTCAAATATCTCTCATTCTGTTTCTTTGTAGAATAATCAGTTTACCTTTCTTTCATTCAGCTATACATTCTTGTATTTCTTGTGGATAACGAGCAATTCTATCAAGTTTAAGTCTTTCCATTTCTTGCTCTACTTCTGCTTTGCTTTGTAGTTTTAAGTTTAACATATCACTTCAAACAAAATCATCTTTACTAAAAGTATGAAAATCTTCTGAGTATCAAGTTTCAAGTGCAAATTCTTTTTTATCTGTTGATTTCATATTAGCTCAATATGGTTTGTACCGTAGAAACTTCCATCTAAATACTTCTCCCCACATTGCTTGTTTACTTCATAATAAGAAACGAAGATTAGCATTCTTTTGTGCCATTTCTCTTTCTCATAATGTGTTGTTTCATTGTGATAGAACTCATTGAGTATTTGCATCTATTCAAGTATCTTTAATATTTTCTTCTGCTAACCAGCTTCTTAGTTCTTGTGGTAGTTGTGTTGGTGTATCTTTTTGAGTATAAGTGATAACATTATCCAGACTTTCTCATTGTCATAGACTTACTGGAATATCTTTACCCTCTATTGTTGGAACTGCTAATCAAGATAAATCTTTAATCTTTTCTGTATTTATTAATCTATCTCATCACATAGCATTCTTATATGCCATTTTAAGCATTAAATTGAATAGAATAGAATAAGCATTTTGTTTACTTCTTAATAAATCAAAAGGACTAATTCACATACTATCTCATTCAACATAACAAAAGTAATTGAAAGCTATAGGAAACATTATTTTACTATGGTCTTTTTTTTCTTCTTCAAATATTGGTTCAAGTTTAACAAGTTTTAGTATTTTTCAGATAGTATCTCAGAAATATCAAATATATTTCTCTCACTCTACAATAAATCAATGGATATAAACTGCATATTTCTTATTATCTGTAAAATCTTCTATGTATCATTCTCATCTTGCATCATCTGTTGATGATTCATTAAGTTGTTGAGTATCTCATATTTCTCAGATATGTTCGTAATTCTCAAACTCTGCTTGTTTCATTTCCCATTTTGTCATCTCTGTTTCTATACCAAAAAAACGATGGTCTCTAATTGTAGGTCATCATTTAGGGTCAAAGATATATGAAAGTGTATCTATATTATCTATTGAAGGACAAATTGAAACCATATCAAACGGTCAAGATGTTTGAATTCAAACTCAAGTCATAAATTTGGATTTATTCCAAATATAATCTTTCCGTTCAAGATTCATTTCTCAATAATCATATTCAGCAACTATATTTGCATTAGTTGCCCTTTCTTCATCTCAGGGTTTTCTTTTAGTAAACTTTACAGATATTTTATTTAAATAATAAATAGCCATAAGAGTTTCAATAGCTGTGAATATACTATGAATATCAACAGTATCTTTTGCACTTTCTTTTACATAAAGTTCTTTATCATCTCTTCTTTTTTGTCTTTTAGTTCCAATGTGATTAAATCAATATTCATACTCTGATTTTACTTGTTTTAATATTGATTCTTTTTTAAGTCAAAATAATTTCATATTATTTAATTATTGTTATTAATACTATTATAATAATAGTTTTGAAAAATCAAATTTAAAAATAGCTTTTCTGTATTGTTATTTTTTGGATTATATCAACTCATTTTTTTTCTAGTATATCAACTCATTGAGTCAAACAATCCATAATATCATCTTTCTTACTATTAGGGAATTGATATAATTGGTCTTCTAGTCTTCTTATAAAGCTTTTATCTGCCATATCTTTTCTTAAATAAATAGCATTTAAAGATACTTTAGGTTCAAGATTAAATTTAATTCTATCTTCTTTTTTTCACCTAGGCTCATATTCTGTAACTGTTATATATCTTCATTTTTCTTTTAAGAATATTTTAAAATCAGTTATGAATTTAGTTTGTTCTTTATTTATGTTTACTTTTTCTATTCATATAAAATCTATTTTAAATCATTCCATAGTTATTGAATCATACATAGATAATATAGCTTGAAAGGTTTGACTAGGTGCTGATGTTCAAGCATATCAGTCTAATTGATAATAATTTCAAGTAAGTTTATGTTTACCTATTCAAAAAACAACTGCATCATCTGATTTATTAGAACTAGAAAAAGCAGGGTCAACACTTATAATACATTTTAAATCTTCTTTTTTTAGTATTCAATCAGCTCTTTCAAAATCACTTAATAAGAAATATCTTAAATCTGATAACTTAAATATATTACTTGAAGAAGCAATAGGGTCTTGTTGATAAAGTGCAGCCCAATCTTTAGGACTTACATTGTTTTTCTCTTCTTCTATATATCAAATATCCCATTTTCAAGGCCATATAATACTATTTCATAAATTATCAATAGCAGGTATAGTTAATATATCCCATTTATCTCATCAATTCTTTTCTTCATTAATTAAATATCAAGCTAAGTCATTAACATTCCAGCGAGTCATCATTATTATAATAGCTGAGTCTTGTGATTGTTTTCTTGTGTAGAAAGTAGAAGTATACCAATCAATTACTTTTTGTTGAATTGTTGGACTTTCTGCTTCTTCTCTATTCTTAATAGGGTCATCAATAATTCATATATCAAAACCTTTTCAAGTTAAAGCTCATCAAACTCAAACTGAGTAATATCATCATTGTTGTTTTGTTTCCCAGTTTCATCATTCTTTTTTATCTTTGGAAAATTCAAAATTAGGAAATATGTTTTTAAATTCTTGTGATTCACATATTTGTTTTGTTTTTCTTCAAAATTCACTTGCTAAATCTTGTCAGTAAGATGAAACAACTATATTTTTCTTTGGATCTCTTCATAAACACCAAGCAGGAAATCTTTTACTTACTTTTTCACTCTTTCAAACTCTAGGTCTTATAAATATCATAAGTCTTTTAATTTCTCATCTTTCAACTGCTTCTAATTTATCATCTATTAGTTTATGGATTCAAACTCAATTAAGAGTAGCTATCATCTCATAATCAGGTTTTGTATAAACAGTAAAAGAACTTAACAATCTACTTGCAAGTTCTCTTTCTATTAATTCACTTTCTATTAAATTCATATTGACAATTATTAATATTTTTCTTCCGGCTGATTAGCGAAGTTACTATTTTGTTTTAAAATAGCAAACATAAAAATATATTATACAATCTTTTCTTCTTGCTCTTTCTTCATTTTTAATAATTCTTCTGTTGTTTTATTCTTATAATCATTAATTGTTCAACTATGTTCTATCTTTTCTATAATTCTACCTTTTAATTTATTATATTCTCAAATCATTTTTGCTTTAGCTGTAAAATCAACTTGTTGAGATATTAAAAATAAAGTTTGTTTGTCTACAAAAGTATCGTTAAGTCATTGTTCATCTAATAAATCATTAATTCTAGTATATATGCTAACATTAGATAACAATCTACTAGCAGATGCTCTTGCTCATTTATACCAATTAGGTTTTGTTCTATCTATGTCATAAACTTCTAAATAAGTAGTTGTTCAATTACCAAAACAACTTGAATCTGTTGCATATAATTGACAAAACTTTTCTTGTCTAGGAGTTAGTTTTTCTTTGATTGATTCTGATTCTACTTTCTTTTCTTTTCATTCATCATTGAACTCTTCATCTATTTCAATTGGATTATCTAATACTTCTTGAATATCTTGAATTGTCATAATTGTTTATCTAATAATAATAGCATCTTTGTATAACTCATTGTAGTAATTGTCAATAATAGATTGGTGTACAGTATCTATTACTGGAAGTTTAGTTTTCTCTCATTTAGGTTTAACATACTTTTTAAAACTTACCATAAATTACAAGTTTAAATTTTTTGTTTAACAATTAACTCTATTCCATACTTATCTTTATAATATTCTTTTAATTCTTTTATTTCTTTTGGTCAGTATTCTTTATTCATAAGAGTATTATACTTAATAAGATTATAAAATCAAGTTAAATTAGTTTATTAATATATTCTAAATAATCATCAAATGTATATTGAATTTCTTTTATCTTAAATTCTTTAAATCAATGTTTATAGTAAAATCAAGTTTTTACATCAAAAATAATATATAATCACATCATAGGAAATACATATTTACACTTATCTTTTAATTTTACCTTTTCAAAAAAATAATTAAATCATTTTTTTGATATTCTTGTTATTGCTTTATCTTTATATTTCATTATATAATTACATTAGAAATTAAAATCTTCTTCTCCTTATATTCTTTTAAACTTAAATCTCACTTTTTAAATAACTCGTAAAGTCATATATGTTTCATTACAAGTTGTTGATGGTCTTTAGTTACTTCTTCTGTTATTTGCATTTTTTATTTATTAGTTAATATAGTCTATATAGTTATTCATAAGTAGGTTAGTTAAATATTATTTCTATTTGTTATATCTTGTAATATTAGTATTTCATTTCAACAATTTTCACATTCATAAGTTTGTTTTCATAATTCTACATATGTAATTTTTCAACATCAATAGCAATATATAGGATTTTCAATATTTCACATATTAACTTATTAAATATTAAATTACTTCTTCAAATAAACCTTGTGAGTTTACTTTGTATTTCCTAGTGCTTAATCAGGAATTATATCATTGTGTAATATTATCTTTATCTAATAATGCAATTATTACTTCACTAAGAATACATAAATATCATTCATCATCTATATATAAGTTATTCATAGTTATTTAAGTTTAAGTAATAAGTCTTTTAATTTTACCATAACTTGAGAATTATTATTTGGGAAATATATCTTAATATATCAATCTTCTAAGATATCTATTTCTTTTAATTCTGGTATATTTCTTGTTTCATTCATATATTAGTTAGTTAGATAATAAATTCATAAAAAAAACTAAATTTTCTTTTTTCTTTTCTTCTGTTGTTTTTTTAACTCATTCTCTCCATTTATCACTTCTTAACTTATATTTTACTGATTTTTCGAATCAATCACAAGTTACAGAATGCAAAGGCATTGAAGTTTTTTTATCATAAATAACTCATAGAAAAGCATCAAAAAAATTATTATCCATATATTCTTCTAAATCCACCTGTCATCTCCATCTTCATAGTTCAAAACACATTTCTCAATAAGATTTTAATATATCTTCTATTCTCATATCTTAATTAAATCAAATACTAACCTTATACATTCTCTATACATTGCCTACAAGTACATATTTCATACATTTTATAACAAGTTTCTCAGTATTTAGTTTTTGTAATTCTTCATAAACTATCTCTTTCTTCTTTAGTTATTTCTTTTGTCATAATAGGTTATTTATATTATATAGTTAAATATCTATTCAATAAAGTTCTTTTGCTTGTTGTTTTAATTCTTCTTTATATTCATAATCAGTAAATCATTCAGGTTTTATAATAATATTTTTCAATACTTCTGGTATTATAGTTTCAAATATAAATTGTTTTATTTCATCTGGACTAGGGTCATTGTTTATTGCTCAAAAGAAATATTCTGTTTTTCATTCAGTTTCTACTGAAAATTTATCATCAAACATTTTTTCTAAGTCTTCTTTATCCATAATCCTTTAAGTTAATAATTATTTGTAATATATTTTTGGTGTATAAAATAGGATTCGAACCTATGAACCCGAAGGAACAGATTTACAGTCTGCCTGCTTTAACCACTTGCATATTTATACATAACTAATTATACTACTTTCTTAAAAATAATGCAAATTTTGGAGCATATTTTTATAACATTTTACATAATTTAGTTAAATCTTGTATAACTAATCTTCAATTAATCATTTGTCAGTTTAGAATTTCAGCAAATCTGTTTCATTGTAATAATAGTTTTTTTATTTCTTTTTCATCTATTCAAAACTTTTGTTTAACTAATTCTGTGTTTTCTTCTATGTATTTATAAGTTCTTATATTTATATCATCTTCTCTTTTTCTAGTCTTATTTAGTATATCTCTTTTTTCATTATCAAACTCTTTTCTTTTAATCTCTTTTAATCAAAATTCTTTCTTTGCTGAGTAATAAGTATATTCAGGGTATTTGTCTAAGAAGTCTTTTATACTTAGTTGAAAATAATCTATTCTTGTTATATCCATAATTATAAAATGTTAATTTCTAATCTAGGGTTTATCTTATCGTAATATTTATATAAGTTTAATTGTATTATTTGACTATCATCATCATAGAGTATTCAAGATAATGAATCAAGACTTAACTTGTGGAAATTATCTATATCATTTTTTCTTTTATTTCAGAAGTATACTTTAATCTCTAGTTTTACATCTCATTCTAGTTTCTCTTTTACTTGTTGTCTAGCTTGGATAATATAACTATCTTTTAGTTGTCTAGGTCAAGGTTTCATAAATCATCTATGTCAACTTCTAAAGTATATATTATTAGTACTATATGGGTTTCATTTTAAGATAATCATTTTAAATAATTAATGGCTAACTCTCTTTTTCATTCTCATCTCTTGCAACTATGTATATCCGAATGACAGTCACGGCAACAACCAATTCATCTGTTAGTATTATTTCTATCTTTAGTATATTCAGAATCCAAAGAATAGTAAATATGATGAAAATCTTGTATGGGTCATCAACAGAATATACAATATCTATCTCTTTCTAGTATTTCTTTCTTAGTTTTAGTTGTAAATTTAGCTGGATATTTCATAGTCTAATTATACCTATTAAGGCTTAAAATACAAGTTTATTTATACTTTAATTACTTCTCATAATATTTTTATATCATTTGTTATAATATCTGGATACTCTGACTTCAATATATAACTTCACTTCTTCTTTTTTAATATCTTTACTTTTGTTCTTCAATTATGAATTATAAGATACATATTTCAGTTTTCAAACTTATAATTTTTATTTATATAAATAGTTGTTCAAGTTTTAATTGCTGAGTTTTTTCA